TCCTATCTGCGTTCTCGGCCCGTATTGCTTCCGTCTCGCAGATGTCTCTTGCCATCTTTGGCAGGTTCCGAAGATTCTGAATCTCGGTTTTCCCACCAATGGCCTTCATAACTCGTTTCACAATCGCCCCGTCAGCCTCGTCTTCACTGCATAGGAGGCTGTTGAGTTGGTCCTGCCGGTAACTGAGGTACAGGAGCAGGGCCTCCCATAGCGGGTCCTGGTCCAGGTACTTGAGCCTGCGTGCCAGGTCCAGCGGGATTGGGTAATACATTAGGTTGTCCTCCCATGTTCTGCATGGCCTGCATCTGCATGGCTTGCTGAAGCTGCTGTTGATGCGCGGCTATGTGTTCCTGCAATCTGGTCTGCGCATCCTGCGGCCATCCCGCACTATCTGCGCTCTGGTGGATTCCCAGGTGATTCCCTGGGTTCCCCTTTACAGGGATCTCCATATTCAGAGAGAGGGCCAGGTTCTCCGCTTCGGCCAGCTTCACATCCTCCATGGCCGAGATCGGTCCTTCTTGCTGGATCATCAGGTCTTCCACGTTTCGGAGGTCAAAGGATTCCAGCACTTCCTTGACAAACTTATCCACTCGGACTACAGTAGGCAGCTTCACAACCCGATCCAGAAGGCTCATCAGAGCCTCCCGTCGAGTGAGTTGATCGAGGGGGATGCTAGACCCAGGCTCCACAATGAAGTCGCACTGGGTCAAGATGTCGTCTATGGTGATGTCCTGCGTCCTCCAACCCTGAGGTCCCAGAATATGTATTCGTTTCTTTTCGGGCATGTAAGTCATCTGGTAGGCATGGTCGATCTCGATGAGTTTGCGAAGAGATCCAGACTCGAAGGAAGCGAGTTTCAGGGCGAAGCGTGCGTTCGCTTCTCTGACTACAGTGCTTACTCCGGTGGCTGTATCAACCAGCTTTGCCGAGGACTTAGTGCCCATGAGGTAATCGCTGATACCCGAGACAAACTGCATCTCTTCTTTTGTCGTTCGGACCTCGACCTCCGAGGAGAAGTCCACGTTCCCCATATCCAGCTTCTTCAGAGATCTCTCAATGTCCCCAGTAAGGATGACGTTCCCCGCTGTAAACCTGATGTTCTTGAAGTCTGTCTGTTGGTCACTGCGGTTGGCGAGGAAGACTGGGTTGAGGATGAGAGATATATAATCGAGTCTTCCGTTCGAGAGCGCATTCAGTTTATCTGGTAGTCCTGCCAAGCTCTCCACGGTCCCCACTCCGATAGGTTCGGAGACGAGGGGGTTCAAGTTGCAGTTGAGGATTGGGATTTCCTGCAGTGGGTTCGGGTTGTCTCCGACCTTCACAACCACGGTTCGGTCCAGCATGAGGACGATGCGCTCGGATTCGAGCATCCACATCAACTCATACTTGCCATACGTATGTTCCGTCGTGCCTGGGTTCAGGCCCTTGATCTCGTCCCGCTCCATCCTGCCTGCCCCGCTCATGGCTCGATAGGATGATGGGTTGGCATCCAGGTATTCGCGGACTTCCTTCTCGTAGAGAAGGCCAGCCTTCGCCATCTTCTTCAGGTCTTTCGCTGAGTGCCACTCGCGGAAGAAGAAGTAATCCCCCTCTTCCATCTTCTCCACGCCAGGCTGGAAGAAGCAATCAAAGACATCCAGCACCGTCGCCCAGAAGTCATCGAACTTCGTTCTCTTCCCCCGTTGCAGGACATACGCCTTCTCTGCACCCCCTGGGATTTCCTGCGGCACCCTCTCCAGAACATTGCTTGATTCGTTTCGCCAGAAGTAATACAGGGGACTCCAGCCATAGATTGCATACTGCCTCATCCACAGCGTCTGGAGTTCAATGAAGTTCATCCGGTCGAGGGAGTAGTAGATGAGGTCCTGGATGGCCTCAACCTTTTCTTTCTCAATATCTCGCTTGGGGAAGGCACGCGCACGAGGCAAGCGTCCAGCCAGCCTCGGCATCTCGCATTCTACGATTCCAAAGGGGTAGGGGATGAAGAGGTTCGCCCTGTCTTCAACGATTTCCCCCTGATCGTTCTTGATGGGTTCCGCGACAGAGCAGTACTTCTTGTAGTTGGCAAGCATGGACGGATAGAGGGTCTGCATATGCTTCTCCGCAACCTCTAGCCGATCCAAGAACTGCTTCTTTATGTCTTCCTTCTCCCTGTCCTGCAAGTCGTACAGGAGAGTGAAGACCGGAGTTTCTTGTTCCTCTTCACCTAAATCATTGGTTTCAACCAATGTGTCTGTAATTTCATCCGTCACAGCCCCGTACCCTTCCACCCTATCACCCGATGCGGGAGTACAATTTGCTGCTGGCTCCCAACACCTGGGGGTATCATGTCCAAAACGTAGGAGAGCGCATCTATAATGTCCCAACTTCTTGCGGCGGGGATTGTAGTCAGGGCATCGAAGAGATCCTTGAGGTCTTCTCTGACTCGTATCCTGCCGAACTGGAACAAAGGCTGCAGCCGCTTGATGCGTTGCTCCTTGATATTCCCTCCAGCCCATCCCCTGATCGGGCTGAGGTCTTCAATGTTGAAGAACACGCCGCGCCTAGCCATCTGATCCTTCACGCTGAACGCCAGGCTCTTGCGTGTGTTCGTCTCCATCCCGAATCTCGGGTATGGGTACTTCCCATAAATCCTGAAGCAAAGATCCACGAATCCCGGTGTTTCTACCCTCACGCCCTCCGCGCTGTCCACGTACCAGATTCCTGTCTCTTGGTCTACCCCAACCGCAACTGCGGCGGTCAGGCAGCTCCTTCTCTCCACACTCTCTGCGGGATCGACTGCGATGTACCAAGTTAGTCGTCCCCAGATGTCCTGAATCTCTTTAGCACTGCATTTCGCAGCTTCGACATCCGATGCCCTGAACCAACAGACAGAAGCATCGTAAGGGTTATTAAGGTACTGCGCTGCAAACTCTTGCTGACCCTTCTGGCGCAGCAACTCATCAGCTTCCTCGTCGTTGAAAAACGCTGGGAAAATGTAGTCATTGTCCTCTCTCAGTTCTTTCAGTGTTACATCAAAGTCGCATCTGCACTTTGGCACATGCTGGAAGTCGGCTTCAACGCAGCGTGGATCACAAAAGAGTTCCATGATCCAGCCATATAAGTCCAGTGGGTGCCATCTAGTTCCCAGAATCCAAAGCTCTCGCCCTGGATCGAGGAGATCCAGCGAATCCTTATAATACGTGATGACCTTCTCAATCTGTTCAATACTGCTGACGTTTCCCCGCTGTACCAGGTCATCGTGTATAATCAGGTCGTAGTGCTGTGAAGTCTGCACTGCGTCCAGTCCCGTCGTACTGAACGTCGGCTCCCGCAATGCCGTGTTCGTCCTAGAAAGGAGCGTCAGTTCAGCATCGTTGTTTTTGTGGTACTTCGCGTTGGGTCCTGGTAGAAGATCCCCATAGAGTTCTATGAACTCGGGTGATCGCAAGTAGCCCTTGATAGCTCCCAGGAACCGCTTGGCGTTGTCCCACTTTGCCGAGCTAATCAGAACCCGAATGTTCGGGTCTATGATCGCCCTCCTCAGGGGTTCGCCCTGAGAAAACAATGTTGACTTCAGGTGCTTCCGAGGCCAGAGGATGAGTTTCTTCCTCTTCCCCTCCTGCAGCCAGTTCAACCCTTCCTCATGCAGGGGAGCCAGGTTGTCTCTCCACACTCCTCTGCACAGGACGTACTTGTGGAAGCGGAACGGATCGGTGAGAAAATGTGCTGCGCGTTGCCTTCTACTAATCTCACTCTTCGCCGCTTCTCTGACTGCATCCTGGTCAACGAACCTATTAAGATCCATCACACCAGCACATCCTCGACATCAAACGATGTCAGGGGACCGTACAAGATGTTCGAGCCAATCGTGACCTTTGCCTGCATCAGGTATTCGCCTGCCTCGCTGAGTTCGCCCGTAGCCGAGACGATATGGATCTGCCCAGTCGGAGCGTCATCAACGATCACATCTGCGTCTGTCTTAGTGATGACCGTGCCGCTGGGTTTCCTGATCTTGACCTGTCGTGCTGTATAGCCAGTCCAGTCAATGCCGGTTGTCTGAGACAGCACCCGTCCTATTTCACCCTTGTACGCAATCATTTCTTGTCCCCGCTAATTACCATGCCCTGCTCTTTCAAGATTCTTTGGTATTCCTTCTCGATGTCCCCAGTTACGGCAATCGGGATGCCCTTCGTCAGCTTTGAAGACCTCCATAAGAACAGTACTGAGATCGCCATAGCAAGACTTGCTGCGCCAATGCCAATCACTAAAGCTCCCGTCCCGATGGTTGGGTAGAGGGTTACAATCGTAACTCCTAATACCCCGAAGAACGCGACGAAGGCAGTCCCAAAGATCGACATCAAAAGCCGTATCCAGGCTTGCATCTGCCCGTTCTTGATCCAGCCAAGAATAAAGTTGCTCAATACGTCTGCGAGAAACATATCTACTCATTCTAGATGTTCTGCCCTGCAACTTCCGGTCGCGGATAGATTTCCAGAAGTGCCGTAGTCACGATGTTCGCAGCGGGTTCTTCATTAAAGCCAGGATCGTTCCTGTGCTTGTCAATGTAGTGCCCCACGATGGTTGCCATTCTTTCCATAGAAAACCCTGGAACGTGGTCAATGAGCATACTGTTCGCATCCGTTCCCTGGACTACTCCCAGCACGTAGGCAAAGTAGAAGACTCCATCGACGCTTTCCAGTCCCGCCGCAACATACGCATCCCACATCTGAGCCAGGGGTTCCCCAGTCATTGATGCCGAGTTGAGAGGCAGAGCCAGGTACAGGAAAACGGTCAGGAATAGGAGAAGTCGTTTCATGGTTACTTCCCGTTCTTCGCTGCAGCCGCATCCACGATGGACTGCCCGATCA